TGACAAAAAAGGTATGATAGATGTTGGTCGAGCATCGAATCTCTATCTAGGTGTTGCAAAAACAAAAATGGATGTGTCTCTATACGAACTCCAACAAAAAGGTTATGTTGTAACAGAAATACAAACGCCACAATTAGGAACAAGTAATAAGACAACTGTTAGAGTTTTAATGTCACCCGAGACAATGAAAAAAGCAAGAGCAGAATACGAAATAAAAAATCCTGAAAAATGGAAATTAAAAACAAAAGAAGAACAAGATTCAACAATAGCGTATGTTTACGCTTCTAAGCACTCTGAGGACATCCGATTGATTACAGACTGGTCTTCTGATGGAGGTCTAACCTACAAATCATTAAAACCACCAGTTTCAATTGATTCAAAAAGAATTATGGTTCGTTTTGATGATGACACTCCATCTGGTACAAAAATGGATGGAGTAATTCAACTTCGTAGAGGAGTTCCAGATTTAGCACTTCCGCCCGATAAGCATTATGGACAGGTACGAATTGCTGTTGATGGTACACATTATATGAAAGGTATGGCTATTTATTCTGATGATATGCCACCTGGTGTGGATGTAATTTACAACTCATCAAAGAATTCGTCAGTAGGTAAGCTGGGAGCAATGAAGAAGATGAACGACACCATCGACAAAGAAGACGGTGGTTCTATTTATATCGATGCGGATGGTAAACAGAAAATTAACGAATTTGGAGCATCGATAAGACAGCTAACATATATTGATAAAAATGGAAAAGAGCAACAATCAGCCCTCAATATTGTTGGATTTGTTGGTAAACAAGACTCTGGCGTTGAGGGTAGTTGGAATACATGGAGTAAGACTTTATCCAGTCAATTTCTGTCAAAACAATCGCCAGAATTAGCTAAACAACAGTTAAATCTTGCCTATATCGACCAAAAAGAAACATTCGATCAGTATATGAAGATAACGCAACCAGCTGTTAAACAACGTTTACTTGATTCATTTGCTGACGACTGCGATGCTAAAGCCGTACACCTTAAAGCCGCAGCTCTTCCGAGACAAACGTCGAATGTCATCCTTCCCATCTTGTCTTTAAAAGATAATGAATGCTATTCAACGAGTTATAGAGATGGCGAACAGCTTGCTCTTATACGTTATCCACATGCTGGCACATTCGAAATACCTATTGTGACAAATAATACCAAGAATAAAGAGGCTATTTCTGTAATCGGAGATGGCGTCGATGGTATTGGTATTACTCCAGCCACAGCAGAACGATTATCTGGTGCCGACTTTGATGGAGATACTGTAATAGCTATACCGTATGACCCACGTATTATTAAGACCTCAAATTTACCGAAAACTCTAGAAGGATTCAACCCAAAGAAAGCATATCATGGTTACGAAGGTATGCCGCGAATGACAAACACCATGAAACAAAGCGAGATGGGTAAAATATCGAACCTTATTACGGACATGACCATTAAAGGTGCACCACCTAATGAGATAGCAAGAGCTGTTAAACATTCCATGGTTGTTATTGATGCCGAGAAACATCATCTGAATTACAAGCAATCATATATTGATAATGGAATAGCGGAATTAAAAGTTAAATACCAGGGCGGAACACTAACCAATCCTAGTGGAGCATCTACCATAATAAGTAAAGCCTCTTCGGATATACGTGTCCCTAAAAGGAAGGCCCTAACCAAAGAACAAGCCCTTGCAACCGGGAGAAAGCTTGTTCGTAAAAGTAAATACTCAGTCGATGTTGAAACTGGAGAGAAAGTATTTGCACCAACAGGAGATGGTTATTATAGAAAGAATGGGCAATTCGTAACCACCAGAATTGAATCCACTAAGATGTATGAAACCCCTGACGCCCGTACATTAATGAGTAAAGATCCAGCCGACATAGAAATAGTCTACGCCGACTACGCCAACGCCATGAAGAAACTGGGTGACCTAGCCCGTAAAGAGAGCGCCAATATAAAGATGACACCTTATTCAAAGTCGGCTAAGATAGCATACGCTGCTGAAGTTGAGTCCCTCAATGCAAAACTCCGTACTGCATTATCTAATGCTCCATTAGAACGTCAGGTGCACCTAGTTGGGAATAAAATTGTTGAGACTAGTATAGCAGCGAACCCAGATATGGATGCATCCCAAATAAAGAAATTAAGGGGTCAAGTCCTCAATGACATGAGAGAACGTATTGGAGCTAGTAAACAAAGAATAGAAATTACAGAGAAGGAATGGGAAGCTATCGAGGCTGGAGCAATTAGTAATTCAGTGTTGTCAAGTATCTTGAATAACACAAACTTAGATGCTATACAAGCCTTAGCAACACCAAGAGAAAAGATTGTTTTATCAGATAGTAAACTCGCACGTGCTAAAATCTACCGAGAACAAGGGCGAACTCTGGCACAAATCTCAGACATGTTAGGTGTCTCCGTATCAACCCTATCCAAAGCTTTAAAAGGAGGTTCATAATGAGTGCTGTTATGTTAACAACGATAGATAATCCATTTAATCCATTCACTCAATGGGATGACTGGCTACGTTATGATGAGGATAAGAAATATTACACCTGTAGCTACCTTGCTAGAATAGCTAAAACCTCAGACGATTTACCAGATGAAGAAAACGATCGACTAATCGAATATGCAATTGATGAGATCGTTCAACTAAACATTAATGGATTATATAAGAAGGTTTATGAGAATGAGGAAGGACCGGGGGAGGGGGTCTAAATATAACCCTCCCCTCCTATATCGCGCGGGTCCTTATATTTTCTCCGGGGGTTAAATTCTAGAGACATTCCCGAAAATACCCCGGTCAAACTATTACCAAAGTATATTTAAAGGGGGTCATTATGGCTAAAAAGTATACAACTTCTGTTAAAAAGTTGACAAAAACTCCACCAGCTACAACTCCAGAAGGAAGAGAACAACAATTAGTGGCCCTTGCCATGGATGCCACAGAACAAAGAATCAGGAATGGAACGGTAAGTGCACAAGAACTTGTATATTTGATGAAAGCTGGTTCGCCAACTGCTAAAACAGAAAAACAAATTCTCGAGTTACAAAAACAATTAATTGCAGCGAAGACGGAAGCACTTAAATCACAAAAGAGAGTTGAAGAACTTTACTCCGACGCACTGAAAGCGATGCGTGCATATTCTGGTGCAGATAATGTCGAGGATAATAGGTATGATGATTAAAACATATTCCGAATTAATTACCCTACCTACTTTTGAAGAACGATTCAACTATCTAATCTTAGGTGGACGAGTTGGTCATCAGACATTTGGAAGAGACAGATATTTGAATCAGAATTTCTATAGGTCATATGAATGGAAACAAGTTAGAAACCAAGTAATTCTTAGAGATAATGGTTGTGACCTAGGAATTCCTGGGCGAGATATTTTAGATCGAATCTATGTTCATCATATGAATCCAATAACTATAGACGACTTTGAAAATAATTATCATTCCTTACTAGATCCAGAATTCTTAATATCTACATCCTTTAACACGCATCAGGCTATTACATTTGGTAACGATAATAATTTACTAAAGTTACCACGAGAACGAAGAAGGGGGGACACCCTATTATGGTGAGCATTTTAGATTCTATAAAACAACTACTTGGCATTGACGTAAATGATACCAATTTCGACAAGGAATTAATTATGCATATTAATGGCGCTCTTATGATTCTTAATCAGTTGGGCGTTGGACCAGAATTTTACTCCATCACGGATAAGAATAATGTTTGGGAAGAATTTACACAGGGACGAAAAGATCTTGAAATAATTAAATCGTTTGTTTATTTAAAAGTTCGACTAATGTTCGATCCTCCACAAAATTCCTTTCTTGTTGACTCGATCGAGAAACAGATTTCTGAGTATGAGTGGCGTATTACTGTCCAGCGTCTTCAGGAAGGAGGTCTGTGATGGCGAATAAGTTAATTACTTCTGCGATGTTCGATGAAGCAAGGATTAAACATTACGGCGTTCTCGGAATGAAATGGGGAGTTAGGCGAACTCCTGAACAACTGGGGCATAGAAGTCGAAAATCTGAAATAGAAAAATCTGAGTCCAATCAAAAGATTAATGGTTTGGAGGGTTATCTGTTGGGTATAGGCATATCCCTCATAATTGGAGGAGTTCAATATGCGGCGAGCAATATTGGAAATGAAAAGGTTATGAAAGTCGTCGATGATGAAGACCTCAAAATAACAAAGTTAAAAGATGTTAAAAAAATCGAGCCGCCCGAAACACTACAACAGTCTCTTAAAAATGTAAACAACACACGATCGATAAATAAGAACTTTAAAAATAATTGTCCAAATACAACAATGGGTTATGAACTTAGACGTCGCGGGTATGATGTGAAGGCAAAACCATCACCATCTGGAGAATACTTAAATGACATTAAAAAAAGTTATAATATTAAAGATTCTGATGTATTCAAGATTAAAGATCTTAATAGTTTTGGACAAAATAAATTAAATAATAAGAAAATCAAAGATTACTTTGATTCTGTCCCAGATGGTTATCGTGGAGCAGTTCAAGTAACATGGGCGTCAATGGGTGCTGGACATATTTTTAATGTAGAGAAAACCAATGGAAAAATCATATTTATTGATGCTCAATCTGGAAGATCTGGGGAATTTAAAGGATTGAACTTTATGGCGGATACTGCCAAAAAAACTGCGGATGGACTTTTATTCACAAAATTTTCCTCTAACCCATCCAACTATTTGAACAATGCAAGTTCAGCTGAAATTTTTAGAATAGACAACGCACAAATTAATGATGAAGAAATTAGTAAAAGGTTGCTAAAGGGGTGATAAAGTGGTAAGTGTAAGAGAGGCGTATATTAAGGCCAAGGAGCTAACAACCTCGAAATATATTCAACGAATCTTATCTTTCGAAAAAGCATTTGGTTTTGTATTCTCAGAACATATAGATGGAAATGAGGTGGGAAGTTTATGCATTATGATTAGTAAGGACA